CTTGGAATGGTCGTCCTGTGCTTCGATCCATTCTTGCGCGAGCTCGCGCCAGCCAAGGCCCAGGCCGATCGGTGAGTAGAGACCGTTCAGGTGATAACTCGGATACGGCGCGCCGGGCGCCTCGGCGATCCAGGCACCGCGAAGCAGCATGTCCGTCTTCTGGTATTCCTGGATTTCTGCTCCACATTCGCGGCAGACGTACCACGCGTCCACCACGCGGCGGCGCGCATCCGGATGCTTGAACCAGCGCAGGTTCGACCATGCCAGGGGTTGCATTTCGCGGCAGTGCGGACACGGCACATAGTAGCGGCGGCGGTCACCGCGTTCGAACAGTTCCTCGATTCGGCTGGCGTCCTTCAGCGTCGGAGACGAAGGGACGAACATCTTGCGGTCGTGGTAGGTCGTCAGCCTAACCTCGAGCAGTCCGAGCGGATCACCTTGGGTCGTCGTCCAATCGTATTCATCGACCTCGTCGGCGATGGCGTAGCGCAGCGAAGTGCTTTTGAGTTCCGCCGTGCTGCCTGCTGTCTTGGCGTAGAGGATTCCGCCAGAGAATCGTTTGCGCTCGGCGCTATTGTTCGCGGAAGCATTGCTGCGCTTAGCGATGACGCCCGCTACGGCCGGGGTATCGGTGGCCATCGGATCGAACTTCTGGCTCATCCAATCGTTGAGGCTTTTCTCGGTCGGCATGACGACGGCGACAGGTCCCTTGGCGTAGCACATGATGTACCCGAGCCAGTTGCTCGCCACTTCCGTGCCGCCGACCTGGCTGGATTTCATGAGCACGACCAGGCGCGCCGGGCAGTTTTCGGAAAGCTGATCCATGATCTCGCGCAGGTACGGCGTACGCGACGTTTTCCATGGTCCGGGTTCGGCGCTTCCGACCGGAGACAGCACGCGGTTGGCGTCCGCCCACTCCGATACCGTGAGATGTTGCTTGGGCGCCCAGTTGCGCTCGTAGGCGCGCAGCGCCAAGGCGAGGCGTTCGCCCGTCTTCATGCCGGCTCCATCCGCGTCAGGGCAGCGAGCTTGTCCTTCACGTCGCGGTGCATCTCGTGCATGAGCGCGGTGACCGCTTCGCGCAGCGTGGCGAGCACGGCATCGAAATCCTTCTGCACCAGCTGGCCCGCGACGCGATGCGGCAGCTGCTCGATGCCGGCGCGGGCGTGACTGAGAACATCATCAAGCGCACCCTCAACATCAGCACGCGCGACGACCGCGCCGATGGCCCGCTCGTATTCAAGTTTCGCCTGGAGGGCCAGGTAGTGCTCCTTGCGCGCCATGGCGCTCGCGCGCGAGCTGATCGTCTCTTCGTTGTCGGGTTGTTGTTCTTGTTGCGCCGGCGGCGCCGCGAGCTCGACCGATGCGATCGTCGAGCGCTGACGCGCCCAGCGCGCGGCGACGTCGTCCCTTCCGGCCGATGTTTCGATCAGCCGCGCAGTTGACGCTTCGATATCGATCAGCCGATCTTCGATCATGACCAGGCGCCCATCCTGCTTCAGACGGGTGATGTGGGACCGGTTGACACCCAGGCGCCGAGCGAAGGCTGCCTGCGTCTCGGTAGTCATAGCCTTTCTCTTTTCGGGAAGGAATGAGAAAAAGAAAGGCGCGCGCGCGCAACCGCACGGACCGCACGGGCTACCGCACGGGCTTGGCGCACGTAAGTGCTTGATAGCACGCAACCGAACGCACCGCACGGGTACACGTAGACGCGAGAGCGCATATCAGGCGCGCGGCAAACGCGCGCACGTACGCGTGGGCGCACAACGCATTCGCGCGCGGGCGCGCGCGAAAAGCCCGTGCGGTCCGTTCGGTCCATTGAAAACATTGATAAAAGCCCGTGCGGTAGCCCGTGCGGTAGCCCGTGCGCCCGTGCGGTCATGGCTGTAGCTGGATCGCGTTGAAGAAATCGAAAAAACACCGCGTCAGCCAGTCCGTCATCGTCTCGGTCGGCCCGCGCCGATAGTCCTTGAGACCCAGTGCCGCCGCGGCCGCGAGATGCTCTTCGCTGGGCAAGATGAAGCGCTGTCGAACGGTGTCGGTGGTCTGGAACGAAACCCGGCGCTCGCGATGGCCGCGCGACCATCCATGCTTGGTCAGCTCGCCGCTGAACTGGTTCTCGGGTCGTGGGCGCGATTCCCCCATGCGCCGACACCAGACCAGATAGGCCGCGTAAAGGTGCGAAGGCGCGCATGGACAAAACGGCAGCATGTCACCCTCGTGGCGCATCGCGACTTCGCCCTGCTGCCAATCGGTGGCGAAGCGCAGGGCAGAATCCAGGCTCCGGTCGATCAGATCGCGCTTGGCGGCGGTCATCGGCGGCATGCGGTACTCATCGAAGTCGCCGAGGTCGAGCAGGGCGAGGTGATGGTGCAGCGCCGCTACGCCACCGCCGCGGATCTCTTCCTTGACTTCTCCGTAAAAGGCATCGGAGAGTTTTTCTGGGGTCCAGATCACCGTGAAGCGGCGGTCGTCTTTCTCAAGAATCAGCGGCTGGCTCTCATTGGAGAGAAAAACCATGTTGACGTGGTTACGCTCATCGTGCGCTGCCACGTTCTTGGGATTGATGCGCACCCACTCACCGGTCACGTAGCCCTTGAGCTTGTTCTTGATGTGGTAGAGCTCGGCGCGCGCGACGACCTCGTCGGCGATCAAAAAAAGCTTCCGGCTCGCCCAGTCATTGAACTTATCCTCGACCGCAGACTGGTCGATAATTCGGCCGTATTCGCCGTATATCGCCATCACTGACTCGAAGAACAGGTTTTTTCCGGTACCTTGCGGGCCGTGGAAGACCAAAGCGGTACGCATCTTGGCGCCCGGGTGCTGGATGGGGTAGGCAAGCCATTTGAGCACCCAGTTGTACAAGTCGCGCGGATTTTTCTCGCCCGAGCACAGGTACTCGAGCAGCTCCAGCAGCCGCTCGCAGGAGCCGTGTTTTGGCTGCGTCGGCCAGCCGCCCCATAGGTTGCACTTGACGCGCGTATCGGCGCCGCCGGGGTCGAAACCGACTTCGCTTAGGCGCACGACGCGTTTGCGTGCGCGCATGTCGCGCCAGCCGTGCTCGGGCAGGATTTCCTTGACATCGGCCAATGGCACCAGCTGATGCTCGAGGTAATCGAACACCGTGCCGCTGCCTCCATACACGAACGCGAAGCGCTCTACCGCTTCGTCGATCTGGATCATGGAAGGCAGCTCGCCGCATTCCCCCTCCCCCTTGGTTGGGAGATCGCGCGCGGCAACGTCAATCGACCATCGTAACGCCCGGAGCTTGGCCTCGACTTGCGCACGGACGGTGACGACGCCCTCCACTGCCGCAAGGTCGTTGAAGTCCGTCGGCCCCTTCCGGTCGAGCGGGCGCTCGCCAGAAAAGGCTGGAGCGAGCCAGTCTCCGTCCACCGCGGCGGCTGCGGCCTGCGCCGCGCTCAAGCCTGGATTGCCCGCCGTGCGGTAATCGTCGTCGGCGCAAATCAGAATGCGCGCTTTGCGGTAGGTCTTGGAAAGTGCCAGCGTGACATGCAATATATTTCCCGCATCGAATGCCACGGCGGTCGGCAGCCCCGTCGCCTCGTGAAGGGTCGCGGCGGTCGCGTAGCCCTCGGCGACGAGGATGATGCCTTTCGGGATGTCGCCGATCAGGTGATAGTGCCCCTGCACCAGGACGCCCGCCGGAAAGTACTGCTTCTCCAGCTTGCTTCCGCGGGCCTTGCCGCGCACGATCTGCACGCCCCAGAGCTTGCCGGCGCCGTCCATCATGGGCACGGCGAAGGTGCCGTTGCCCGAGGGGGAAAACCGTATGCCGTGCGCGCCGATGCCTTTACGTTCGAGATAGTCCGATTGCCCATCCGCAACGTAGGCGCGCCACACGCTCGCGGCGTGGAGCGCAGCGCGGTCGGCTTCCGCCGCGCGCATCGCCTTCATGCGCGCCTGGTCGGCGCGGTGGCGAGCGGAGAGCGCCGCTTTCTGCTCCGGCGTGATCGTGCGCGCCTTGCCGTCGCGGCGCAGCTCGAGCTTGCGCTTGCCGGAGTCCGCGCCGTGGTAGCACCCGTAGGCGCCGACGATGTAGCGTTCGGCATCGAGGGTGATCTCGTGCAGCCAGTACCATCCGCGCCGCTCGCGGTCCCCGCCCTCGACCATCACGCGGACCGGCCGCGGCGTACCCACCTCGATATCTAGCAGCGTTCCGCCATGCCGATCGAGCAGTCCGCCGCCGCGGAGCTGCTCCAGCACGTCGTCGTAGTTGGACCAGGTCACGCTTTGGAAAGGAAGAAGGCTTTGGCGCGCTCGAGCTCGATGACAAAATCGCGCTCGATCTTTCTGACCACGCGCGCGTTGATCGTGCGGGTGTTGAACATGCTGGGTATGTCGATCGTCATCACGCCGGTGATCTGCTCGCGGTGCCTGACGCCTTTGCTCTTGGCGCGCGAGGGCATGATCGTGCCCGCCAATCGCTTGAAAACGGTGCGCCCCTTGTTGGCGATGAATGTGCCGGCAATCACTTTCCTGCCGCCGGTTTTCTTGATCTGTACCGAGACTCCCTTTGCGGCACGCCGCGCGCGGAAAGCGATTACGTTCATGGCGCGCTTGCCTGATGCCGACGGAAAGGCCTCGAGCACGGAAACGAGGTTGTTCTTGGTCGCCCGCCGGACGTTGAGCCTGGACAAAACCTTCGCCGCCGGGATGGCAAACACATCCGTGATCGCTCGCCTCATCTCAGCTTTTGCCTTATCGGCGGTTTTGTTGATCGCCGCTGTGATCACTTTGTCGCGCAGCTCTACTGCGATGCCGTCGATGCGGCGCAGTGCGCCGTCTACGTCTGCGCGGACGTCAATCGTCACCATTGTTGAGTAATTTGGAAGGGTATATACAGGGGACATTCCGCGTCGTTCCGAACC